TTTGATCGTCTCCGACGATTTCGGTCTCGTCGCTGGTGACCGCGCCGCGATCATGCTCTCAGCCTCGAACCAATTACAACCGAGGCAACGTCCACCACGTCGCCGATCATCGTTAAGGCCGCCCGCCGCGTCAGCGCGTCGGATTACATCTCCGGACTCGTCTCCGGGAACATGACTCCGGAAGTCCGAGCCGCTAATGGCGTCGTCTCAGATATTCCCGGCATGATCCCCGAGCCGCTTATCGGCGACGTGTTCGACACACTCACCGACGAGCGCCCGTTCATCGCGGCCCGCGGAACTTTCGCACCGCCAGCCGGCGGCGAGTCGTTTTTCCGCCGCAAGGTGAGCCAACATACGGCCGTCGCTTTACAGGCCGCAGAATTTGACACTCTCGCCTCGCAGAAATACGAAGTGGACCGTATCCAAGTCGATAAAAAGTTTTTCGGCGGATACTTGGACATTTCGGAACAAGCGCAGAGTTTCAGCGAACCCTCAATGGTTGAGCGAGTCCTCGCAGACATGGCGAACGTTTACGCCAAGACGACCGAGACCTACGCTCTCGGTCAGGTTTACGACGGATCAACTAGCGCGACCGCTCAAGTAAGCGATTGGACCGACGGCGACGAAGTTATCGAAAGTCTCTACTCGGCCGCCGCAGAAATTAAAAACGGTTTCGGTCGTATGCCTAGCCACTTGATTATCCGTAGTCACGTGTGGGCCGCGATTGGTGGAGCGAAAGACTCCGGCGGAAACCGAATTTTCCCGTACCTCGGACCATCTAACGCCGCCGGTACTCTCAACGGAGCGACCGCTCTCACCGGTAACCCTCTCGGTTTGGCCTTGATCGTCTCCGACGATTTCGGTCTCACCGCCGGCGACCGCGCCGCGATCATGCTCTCAGCCTCGGCCGTAGAACTGTACGAGGATCGTCGCGGGGCCATTCGAGTAGAACAACCAGCGACCCTCTCAACCCGTCTAGCGTTCCGCGGCATTTTCGCCGTGGCAGATATTGCGCTCAGCACCGGCTCGCTCCTGCTCTGATCCCCAAACCCCAACGACTAGGAGAGTGTGAGCCATGGCCTTAGAGAAACGAGTTATCAAAGCGGTAGCCGTCTCTGGAGACCATACGCTCACGCTCTCCGACGTCACCGGGCTCTATGTCGGATATACCGTCCACGTAGCCGGCGTCATGGCACAAGGGACCTATAACGGGACTCACGTCATTACGGCGATAGATACCGACGATCTCACGATCACCTACGACGTCGGTAACCATAATCACGCTCTCGCAGATACACCGGGCCGCGTAAACGTCCCGGTCACTTGGGCGGACGATAACGACGTCCTCGGTTTTCTCGGCGTAGAGCCGGCGAGCGCCGAGGACGAGGCTTATTTAGACGTCGCGGTTAAAGCCGGGAACGAATGGTGCTTTAGGCGCCGTTATTCGAGCGCGTATGACGATCTCGTAAACGCCGTCCCGGACGAGGCTTGCCGTCTCGCGGTCGTCTTGTATGCCTCCGCGCTTTATCGTGAACGCGGTTCCGTGGACTCCTACCAGAGTTTCCAAGACATGTCTACCGTCGCGCCTATCGGCTCTATGGGACAGATCTTAAAACTCCTAGGTTGTAACCGTCCGGTAGCCGTATGAGCCTCTTAAACGACTCCTACGATCTCGTTATAGAGTTACTCGAGGACGCCGGGCTCCCCGTAGTGGACGACGTTCGGAACCTCCGACCGCCGGCCGTGATCGTGGACCCGCCCGGTATCACCCCGTTAAGCGCGTCGCTCGTCCAAATAAATTTCTCGGTTACTTGTGTCGCTCCGCCTCCGGGCAACCGGGACAGTATGAAAAAAGTTTTAGAACTCGCGGACGTGATTATCGCGCTCCCCGGTCTAGTCACCACGGGAGGCGTCTCCGGCGTTTACAATGTCGGAAACCAAGACCTCCCGTCCTATAACCTCACCATTACAACTACCGCAAGGAGACCCTAAATGCCATTATTCGTTCAGACAGGACGCCAACTCACCGTAGAAATTGACTCGGTTGATTACTCCGTCCAATGTTCCGAGGTCACACTCACACCATCGCAGACCGTGGACCAATACATCTCGCTAACTTCTAACGCGGCCGTCTCCGGACCGGTCACGTGGGAACTCGGCGTTAAAGCGTTCCAAGATTGGGGCGAGGCCGGCTCATTTTGTGACGCTCTCGTAACCGCCGCCACCGCAGGAACCGCNNTCCCGTTTGAGATGGGCCTCCCCAACGGCGGAACCGCAACCGGCGACATTATTCCGGTTTTCCCCGTTGCTGGTGGCGCCGCAGATAGCGCGCTAGAAATTGATCTCACTTTCGCCGTCTCCGGCGCGGTCACGTTCGCCTAATCCGATGGAACTCCGTCTACGTGTCGAGACACTCAGCGACTCCTACGAGGTCACTACGACCCCGTGGGTAATTATGCTTTGGGAGCGCAAATATAAGACCAAAGCGAGCAAGATCCAGACCGACGGACTCGGTTTGGAGGACCTCGCTTATATCGCTTACGAGGCTGGCAAAATGTCGGGCAACGTGAGCGGAAAAACTTTTGACCAATTCGCCCAAGAGATAAAAAACCTTGACGTCTTAGAGGGCGATACGGCGGACCCTATCCAAGCGGTAGCCTCGGACGATTAGTCGCCGAGGTTGCCGCGGAGACCGGGATCCCGCCGTCCGAATTAGTAAACGATGGGGCCATGCTCGTAACACTCGCGGAGATAATTAACAAGAAACGCCGGGCTAAAAGATGAGCGTATCCGCGTCCGTGGAGGTCGTCGGTCTTAAAAGCGCGCTCAAAGAGTTAAACAAAACTCAGCCGGCGCTCCGCCGTGAGATCGGTAAAGACATAAAAAAAGCGGCGGAGCCAATGCTCGCCGCTATCCGTGAACTATCCCCCGAGACCGCTCCGCTCTCTGGTATGGATCACTTAAAGCGGACCGGCTGGAAACGCGGCCAAGATAAAAACATCGTTCTAAAAATAGACACTCGAAACGCGAGAAAAAGAAACGCCGCCACCGGCGCCGTCTACGAAACCGTCGGAACGGTCAAGATCATTGCCAAGGGCGGACCGCTCATTATGGCAGATATGGCCGGACGCGCTGGAGGAATGAAAAGTAAAAACGCGTTTCGAGCCCGACCTAATTTCCATATCGCGTTAGACGGAGCGATCGGTCGCGGAGCGTCCCGCTTTATGTGGGCCGGCGCGGAAAATTCTATAGACCTATTCCAAAAAGAATTAGAGCCGATCGTCGCGCGAGTCATGGCCGAAGTCGGACGAAACATCGTGGAGGTAAAGCGATGAGTATCTCCGTCCCAATTATTAGCGAATGGAACCCTAAAGGCTTAGACAAAGCGATCGCAGATTTTAAGAGTTTGGAGGGCGCCGGCGCTAAAGCCCAATTCGCTATTAAAAAAGCGGCCGTCCCCGCCGCCGCCGCTCTTGTCGCCGTAGCCGCCGGACTTGTCTCAGCGACTAAGGCCGCCGTAGAGGACGCCGCCGCGCAAGAGTTACTAGCCGGATCGTTACGCAACTCCACCGGCGCGACCGATAGTCAGATAGCCGCCGTAGAGAAATTTATCTCTCAAACTTCCGTAGCGGCCGCCGTCGCCGACGACGAACTCCGTCCCGCTCTGGACTCTCTAGTAAGAGGAACCGGAGACATAACCAAGGCTCAAGATCTTTTAGGAATCGCGCTCGATGTTTCCGCGGGCACCGGGAAAGACCTCGGCGCCGTTTCGGACGCGCTCTCCAAAGCTTTTAACGGGCAACTCGGACCGCTCAAAAAACTAGACCCGGCGCTCACGAAACTAATCGCCGACGGCGCGTCCACCGATGAGGTTATGGCCGCACTATCGGAAACATTCGAGGGACAAGCGTCCAAGGCCGCGAACACCGCTCAAGGAAAATTTAAGAGTTTCGGGATCCAGATGGGCGAGGCTAAAGAGTCAATAGGCGCCGCCGTTCTCCCGCTCGTGGACAAAATGCTCCCGGCTCTTACCAAATTGGCGACGTTCGTCCAGAAAAACACCGGGCTAATCGTTACGATCGTCGCGGTCGTCGGAACTCTTGCCGCCGCGATCATTGCCGCTAATGTCGCGCTCGGTATCTACAACACGATCCAAGCGGTTACCGCGATACTTAACGGAGGGCTCGCCGCGTCTAACGCCGCCGTAGTTGCCTCGGAGGTTGCGGTCACCGCCGCCACTACCGCCGCGACCGCGTCATTTTCGGCGTTATGGGTAGCGACCGGAGCGGTCGTCATTCTTGCGATCATCGCGGCCCTAGTCGCGCTCCAAGTCAAATTTGACATTTTCGGAAAAGTCATTGACGGACTTAAAGCCGGTTTTAACGTATTTTGGGATTTCATTAAAACCGTTTTTGGTTGGATCTCTACTAATTGGCCGCTCTTGCTCGCGATCATTACCGGACCGTTCGGACTTGCGATCTACGGGATTATCAAATTTAAGGACGGCATTATCGGAGTCCTCCAAGGCGTTAAGGATTTCGCGGTAACTATTTTTGATGGGATCGTCGGAGCGTTTAAGGGCGTCCTAAACGGGATCCTCTCCGCGCTCGAGGGCGGGATTAACTTTGTTATTGGCGGGCTAAATAAAGCGTTAGACGGGATAGATAAAGCCGCCGGCCCGTTTGTTAATTTCGGCGAGATCCCGAAAGTTAAGATCCCGCGTCTAAGCGAGGGCGGGATCGTCACGTCCCCAACTCTGGCCATGATCGCCGAGGGAGGCGAGTCCGAGGCCGTGATCCCATTATCAAAACTAGGGAACCTTGGCGGCGGTATCACGATCAACGTCTCCGGCGCGCTGGACCCGTCCGCGGTCGCTAATCAGATACGCCAGATCTTGACACGAGACCAAGCGCGACTAGGAGCGCTCTCCGCGTTATGAGTGTCGTCGTAAAAATAGGTCCGGACATTTTCTCATGGATCGAATACACGGCGTCATCGCTAGAGGGCATAACGATAACCACCGGACGACAAGACGCCCGATCACCCGTTAATCCGACGACCTGCTCCGTAACTCTGCTATACGACTCCGCTCTCGGATCTTTTGACCCGTCCACGTTCAGCGTCGGCGATCTTTTAATCGTAGAAAAAACGGTCATCGTCCCTATCGTCCGATTCACCGGCCGAGTAACCGATCTCCAATTTGACAAGTACGTTTTAACCATTACCGCGGTCACCGACGGAATTTCCCGTTTCGGCCGTTTCTCCGCAGACTTCACTCTCGGCTCTGGTTACACCGGAGAGATCTTAGATAACACTTATACGAACGTCCTCGTAAACGCATATCCGGGAACTCCACCTACCGCTAACTTTGATCCCGGCATTACTTACCTAGACACTCCAACGCTAACGAATAGTTCCCCGGCTCAATTCGTCCAGACCGTTAGCGCGTCGGAACCGAACTCCTTTTTTTATGAACTACCCGACGGCTCGCTTGAGTTCAGAGATCAGGAACATTTCCGCTATCAGACCCCCGATCTCACTTTCTCAGATACCGAAGTCCTCGAGGGCTGGCAAGTAACCAAACGAATTAGCGACAAAATAAACAGTTCTATAGCCAATTATGTCGGAGGTAGTGAGACCTACACCGAAACCTCGGACGTCACCATTTACGGTTTAATCCAACAGTCACTAGATACCTACTGTTCCGATCCCGCGGACGCGTTAAACCTTGCGACGAGAACAGTTAAAAACTACGTCCTACCCGGCTGGACGCTCCCCGGGATTAGTGTCGCCATGTCGCCGCTCTCAAGCGCCCGCCAAGCGTTCATAGCCAATAACTCCGGTATCGCTCAACTCGTGGAAATACCGTCCCTAGCGCCCGGGCTAAACACGTATTACGTCGTCCAAGGGTATAGCGAAACTTTCGGCCGTTACTCGTGGGATATAAACTTTTACCTCTCCGATTGGACGCTCTTTAGACCGTCCCAAAATTGGGAGGACGTCATCTCTGGTATTACATGGGTAGCCGTCCCCGGTTCTATAACATGGGACGACATGCT